TTAGGATATACACGTTATATTGGTATATTAGAGTTATCTACTGCGGCAGAAGTTGGCAGTTCTAATATTACTGTAACTTATACTAAAGATATAAGACTTCTTACAGCCGCAGATAGAATTCAATATTACTATAGTCCAATAACAGGACAGATTGGTAAAGACCTAGGACAGTTAATGTCTGGAGTTGACTACGGCGGCGTTGAAATTACAGGGCTAGGATTTGAAATAAGTTCTGGTTGGGACGGACTTCCATGGTTTACTGCTGGCTGGGACGACTTCGATGAAGATTATACAGACTTTTTAGTTGTATCAGATGGTACAACACGTTCTTATAATCTGCCATATATTCCTGCAGATGGAGAACAGATTAACGTTTATATTAATGGTGTAAGAATTGATGACATTAATTATGACGTTTACACCAGTGCCGAAACTGCATATAATACCGCAGCCGCATTATTAGAAGTTTATACTGCTGAAGAGATTGCTCTACAAGCAGATAAAGACGCTAAAGAAATAACAGTTAATTCTCTAACACAAGAGCTTATTGATACACAGGCAGTTATTGCTGACTTACAAGCACAGTTAGAAATTACCTCCCCAAGCGATCCTTTATACTTTGCTTTACAAACTACATTGGCAGAAAATCAAGCACAGGAAACACAGTTAATTTCAGACTTGACCATTGCCCAAGGCGAACTAGACGATGCAGAAGCATTACTAACAGCCAAACAAGTACAAGTGGCTAACAAAACTCTTGATGTTGCCGCAAAGTTAGCAACATTAAATGCAACCGATGAAATTACAAATCCAGATGCACAGATGCAGACATTTGTAGGAGACGGAAGCACTGATACTCCTATAGTCATTCCTGCATACGTAGATGTAAACAGCGGAGATACTATTATCTTCCGTAAGAGTACCAGCGATGGTAGTTTTAGACCAAACCAGCAATATTTAGACTCTGAAATCAGCGGCGGAGATTTTACATATACTACTGCCCGAGGCATTCGTGCAGAAGACATCAATCTTGACGGCGACAATTTTGTAACACCAACTAACAGCCATGCACCGGAAGAAGTAGTTACGGGACAGGTTGTAGACTCTGTAGCAATTACAGTCTACCATACTGTAGAAGACGGTACACCTATTATTGTCACAAGACATTATATAACAACAGAGCCAGAAAACGAGTTCTTAATTGGACAGCGTCCAAACAGCACTCAAGCGGCAGTTGTTAAATTAAACGGATTAATTAAAAAGCAAGATGTAGATTATACACTAAATTACGCTATGCAAAAAGTTGTGTTCCCAACTAACTTGCCTGTGGGCAGTGAAGTTGTGATTACTTCTATGAGCAAAAACGGTACAAGCATTCTTGATTCCGATTCATTTACTGGCGATGGTGTTTCTGTAGATTTTGTAACAGTAGCACGTTGGGATGGAGATTATTCTGCACTAGTTACTGTTAACGGTGTACCAGCCACAGTAACAACATTTGTAACAGATAATACTTACAGCGAAGTTGGAAACATTGGAATTAGATTTGCTACAGCACCAGTCAATACGGCAATTATCGACTACACGATTATTGGTACAGCATTAAACACAGTAAGTCGTGTTTCAACAGAAACTGTTGTTTATGACGGCACAAGTCAGGTGTATAGTTTAACAAATACACCGGCCAACTTACGTCCGTTTGATAATAACGTATTAGTTGAATATGCTGGAAGAATTTTACGTCCGGCAGATACTGTTTATTTTGATGTCGTAGGAACAGTTCGTACTTACACAGTAAGCACAGTTGACTATGCTATTAATACCATTGATGCAAACAAGGTTAGAGTTTTCTTAAACGGCACCGAACTAGCAATTTCAAGACAATTTACTTGGAAGTCATCTAGCAATCAGTTAACAATTAAGCGTGGAGTTGCTAAAGTTGGCGATAAAATTGCATTGGTAATTTTAGAAAATGCAGAATACTACATTGACGAAGACTCAACAGGTGCTCAATTGCGCTTAGTAGATAGTTACTCGGTTAACGATAAATTTGCAGTTACTACATTTACTAATCACGATATTTTAGATATCGAACGTAATAGTGATTATATTACATCTGCAAGTATTGTGACTGTAGGAACTACCGACTACTATAGATTAAATCAATTATTAGCAGGACGCATCCAACTTAGAAACCCTGCGTTGGGCGCACAGTATATTTGGTTAGCATTGAACGGAGAATTGTTAACTCCTGAAATCGATTATATCTTAGAAGATAATTTAACTTATATTCAAATTGATAGAAACAGAGTGTTAACATCTACAGATGTAATAGACCTTATTGTATTCAGTAGCGATGTAACTACTGGTAGACCTTTTGGTTATAGAATATTCAAAGATATGTTAAACAGAACAATCTATAAGAGATTAGATTCTGAAGCATCGGCAGTATTAGCACAGCCATTAAATTATTATGATACAACTATTGTGTTAGAAGATGCCAGCGGCTTAGTTGAACCATTGCGTAGTCAGAATCAAGCAGGTATTGTTCTAATTGATAAAGAGCGTATAGAATATCTTGAAAAAGATGGAAATACATTAAAATATCTACGCAGAGGTACACTAGGAACTGGAGTTCCTGAAGTGCATCCAGTAGGAACAGCAGTACTTGATGCAAGTACAAACCAAACTGTTCCTTATAAAGATGAAACAGAAACTGTTGTTTTAGTTGCTGGCGGATACTCACAGGCATCTGAAATATATGAAAACAGTTTTGGTATCAATGTTACTTCAGTCAAGTATAATTTTAACAATACTACAGCGTTCCCATTAGGCGGACAAGTTGTGACTGTAAAAGGAACTGGATTCAAGGAAAACGTTGAAGTTGTTATCGGTGACCCTACACTAAAAACAACATTTGTAGCCACAGAAGTTAATTCTGCCAATGAAATAATTGTTAGCAACATCGATAGATTATTTGTAGGCAAGGAAGTTGTATTCAGCGGCGCAGTTTTTGGCGGTATTGATTCTTCTATTTCTTATTATATTTTAACTTATGGACAGGATGTAGTTACAGAAGAATATTATATTACAGTTAGCGAAACAGTAAACGGCAGTCCGGTGTCATTATCAGTAAGTACTGGCGAAATGACCGGTTCTCATATGAGAGCTAAGTGCAACACTACTTATGTAAGTAGTACTGAATTGACATTTATCAGTCAAGCAGAAGTAGTTGGTGCGTACGATTTAGTAATAGTAAATCCGTCGTTTAGTGTTGGACCAGTTACAGTGGCACAAACTAGTTACGTAGCACCAGCGGCTATAAAATATGTACAAATCTTGTTACCGTTTAGCCCAATAGTTAATACTATTACCACAAGAAACCCAGCAGAAACTGGTGAGTGGTATAAGGAAACTGCCGAAATTAGTGTGGCAAATATTCAAGTAGGAAGAGGTTATAAGATTAAAACCATTGGTACAACAGATTACATGAGTATCGGCGCAAGTTCTAACACAATTGGTACAGAATTTATAGCAACAGCAGTGGGTTCAGGCACAGGTACAGTATTAGACTATACAAGTATTCCTTTAGAATACTGGGAAGGTTTGGATATTGAAGTGTTTGTAGCAGGCCGCCGCTTGCGTAAAAATCCAACATCAGTATGGGACGAAAGTTTAGGCCCAGATAGCCCAAGTGGTGACAAACAATTACAAGCAGAATTTGCAGTAAACAAGAATGTGGGTGCTTATGTACGTTTAACAGAGCCTCCAACAAATGGCGCAAAAGTTATTGTACAGAAGAAAGTGGGTCAAGCGTGGGTAGCACAAGGTCAGAGCCTTGTTGATGCACAAACTGACCAAGCAAAATTCGTTCGTGCAAAGACTGCGAATTTGCCTCGATAAATATAGAATACAGGTGATTTTAACATGACAACAAAACCAAACGAAAATTCAGGAATCCGAGTACAAGGACATATAAAAATATTTGATCCAACTACTAAGGAAGTCTTTATTGATAAGAAAAACGCTATTCACTACGAAAATATGAGTATAGCCCTGGCAGAAAGTCTTGCAAACGCAGGCAAAGGGTTTATATATGAGATGGTGTTTGGCAATGGCGGCACTTCGGTGGACCCAACAGGAGTTATTACATACCTTACTCCTAACAGCACAGGGTCTAATGCCAGTTTATACAACGAAACATACACTAAAGTAGTTGATGATAGAAGCACAAATAATTTAGATCCAACTAGAAATAAGATAGAAACACGTCATGTTACTGGTACAAACTACACAGACATCTTAATCACTTGTTTATTAGACTACGGCGAGCCTAGCAATCAAGACGCATTTGACAACGCCACGTACACAGACGGCGAATATGTGTTTGATGAACTAGGTTTAAGAGGTTACGATCCTGCTGGAACAGGTCGTTTACTAACACACGTTATCTTCCACCCTGTACAAAAGAGTTTAAACCGTTTAATTCAAATAGACTACACAGTTAGAGTACAGAGCTTAACCGGTTTTAATGAGGCTTAATTATGTCATACCAAGTTAGATATACAGATTCAACAAATTTAGACAAACCAGCATTAACGGTAGAAGATAATACCATTAATGATTCAACATCGTTACAATTTCCAGGTCGTAATGTTACTGGTTATGGCACAATTATTGCAGAAAACTTTTTACACTTATTAGAAAATTTTGCTAACGACAGCGCACCAACAAATCCAATAGAAGGACAATTATGGTACGATAATACTGCTGGTGTTAACCAACTAAAAGTGTGGGACGGTACTAGTTGGTCTAGTGCTGGCGGTTTAAAGAAAGGCAACGTTGAGCCAGAATTGGCAACTAGTTTACCAGGAGACCTATGGGTAAACACCGATACACAACAATTATACCTATACACAGGTTCAGGTTGGATCTTAGTTGGTCCAAGATTTAGTGAAGGTGCTCGTACTGGTGCTGAACCAGAGTTTATCGAAGACACATTAAGCAACGCTCAGCCAGTGGTTTCTAACTATATTAATGGTGAGCGTGTTTGTATTATTAGTAAAACAGCGTTTACACCAAAAACTTTAATCACAGGCTTTCAAACAATCAAAGCAGGTGTTAATTTAAACTCTAACTACAATACATATTGGGGTACTGCTGAAAAGGCAGCGGCGCTGTTAGTAGGTACCACTACAGTTTCTGCATCAAACTTCCTAAGAGGCGATGCAACTAGTAATACAACATTTCCAATCAACGTTAGAAATGCAGGCGGTATTGCAATCGGTGAAGATACTCAGTTAAATTTAGGTATTGACGGTGCCGCAGGTGTAATTTTTCACAAAACATCTGGTAGTAACTTAGATATTCGTATGAACAACAACGGTGCTATCCGTACAGTTGTTCGTGTTGACAGTTCAGAGCGTGTTGGTATTAATAATATTAACCCACAGACTGACTTAGATGTAGGCGGAGACTTTAACGCATCCGGTAACATTACCGCAGACGGTAGTGCTACATTTGGCGGCGGACTTACAGTAACAGGCGCATTAGATATTGCAGGTGATGTATCGTTTGGTACAGACAATACAAATACAGTAACAGTATCTGGTGTTATTTTACCAGACGTAAACTTAGGTGCAGATATTGGTACTGTAGATAAAAAGTTTCAAAGAATTTGGAGTTCACGCTTTGACGGTGAATTTTATGGAAACGTGTTTGGTTCGTTAACTGGTAATGCCAGCGGATCGTCTACTAAACTAGCATCTCCAACAATCTTTGACTTAGACGGTGACATTACATCTAACGAAGTTGAATTTGATGGACAAACAGGTACTCCGACACTTAATACTCTAACAGCATCAGGTACAGGCACAGAAGCAACATTGACATTTGTGGCACAGACAGTTGCTCCGTATCCAACAGGATCTACTATTGTAGTATCTGGTGTTGCTCCAACAGGATATCGCGGAACTTACACAGTTACAGACGGTGGACTAGACTATGTTAAGTATGCTAGTACACAAACTGGCCCACAAACATCGGCAGGTGCTGTTTCAAGATTTGGGTTATCAGGAAATAGAAAACGTTTTTACACACAATTAAGCGAAACCTTTATTGCAGATAAACCAGAAGTTACAAGTATTCAAGAAGGTGATGAATTTGTTGTACAGCGTGGAGCAGAAGGTCTTAAAAAGATTACAAAACAAAGTCTGTGGACAGCAATACCTGTAACACCTTGCGGAGTAGTGCTACCATTTGCTGGTTTAGTTGCACCTACAGGATGGCTATTCTGCGACGGTTCAGAAGTATTAATATCGAGCTACCCAGAATTGTTTGATATCATAGGATATCAGTTCGGCGACATTACTACATTATTAGGACTTGGTACTTTCAAACTTCCAGATATGCGAGGCAGAATGGCTCTTGCTATGGATAGTATGAATAATGGTATTACAGTTCCAAGCAAATTAGATCCAACACAGCAAATTAGCACAGGCGGCGGCGCCGCAAATAGAGTAACAGATGCAACTGCTGATATTGTTGGCCAAGGCGGCGGCGTTGAGAAGAAGTTAATTGACACTTCTGAAATACCAGATCACGTACACGATTTAATCGGCGACGATGAAAACAAATACTATGCGTTTAGAAACGTTCCAGGAGATCCAACTGATACTAATGCTATTAGCGGAGAAGGTTCTACTACTACAGCCCGAGGACAATACATGTCAGACTCTGGTGGCATTTTAGGATATCCAAAAACTGCTGGCGGCGAATCTATACAATCACAATTCAATGTTATGAATCCATACTTAACATTGAACTACATTATTAATACTGGACGAAACGTACTATGACATATAGAATTAACAAAACTGACGGCAATCAATTAACAGATATCCCAGACGGTACGTTTGATACCAGCACAACATCACTAACGTTAATTGGTAAAAACGTTACAGCATTTGGAGAAGCATACAATGAGAACTTGGTAAAGTTGCTAGAAAACTTTGCTAGTTCTAGCGCACCAGAATCGGCATTAAAAGGGCAGTTGTGGTACGATACTGGTAGTGGAAGATTAAATGTATATGACGGCAGCGACTTTAGAGCAGCCGGTGGTCCTATTGTTAGTAACAGAGAACCAACTAATTTAGTTGCAGGAGATTTGTGGATCAACAATGAAACTAATCAGTTATGGTTTTATGATGGCACTGACTTAACACTTGCTGGTCCTATATACAACAATATTCAAGGTACTACAGGATTTGTAGTAGAAACAGTACTGGACAACTTTAATAGAGGCCATACAGTTGCAAAATTATATGTGGCCAGCACTTTACTAGGGTTGTTTAGTAAAGATGCATTTACACCTGCACAGCCAATTGTTGGATATGCAGAAGGAATCAAAGATATTCAAGTTGGATTTAATGCTGGTTCGTTAACAGACATGAAATTTGATGCTATTGTGACTCGTGCTGAAAATATTTTAACAGCAGTAGGTGATTTAAAATCAGCAGAACAAATTGTCTATAACGACGAAGATCAGGTTATTGTTGGTAGTTTAACACTACAATCAGATGCAGGGTTAATCATAGGTTCTTCAGAAGACGTTGATTTAAAAGTTGATGGCGGAAAATTTACCATTGAGCACAAACTTACAGGACAAGATATTGGTATTAAAATTAAATCACCAACAGGTACTATTGAAGCCATTACTATAGATTCAGTGAATTCAAGAGTTGGTATTTTCCAAGAAATTCCAACATCGACTATGGACATCAACGGCAATTTAAAAGTTGCAGGGGACTTATTTGTTGGAGGAGATACTGTAACATTAAACACTACAGTACTTGAAGTTGAAGATAAAAACATAGTTTTAGGTAAAACACTTAGCACACCTACAGATTCGTCAGCCGATGGCGGTGGTATTATATTACAAGGAACTACTGATAAAAGTATCTTGTATGATTTAGCAACTGTAAGTTGGAGTTCTAATCTTAATTGGAATTTAACAACAGGAAACTCTTATAGAGTTAACAATGTTTCTGTACTGTCTAACAATACCCTGGGCGCAGGTGTGTTATATTCTAGTTTACAAACATTAGGAGCACTACAAACTCTTAACGTTGATGATGCTACCTATATCAATAATACAACTATTAGTACCTCTGCAAATAATTTAATTTTAAATCCTGCAGATAACGTTGCAATTAGCAGTAAAAGAATTGTTGACCTAGCAGATCCTGTAGATGAACAGGATGCGGCTACTAAAAATTATACAGATGCTCGTGTGTTTGACCGCGGTCTTTCTATGAGCATGGACGTAACTGGATTATCAAACAACCAAATTGCTACAATTTTAGATACTATTGCTCCGTATTATGATCCAATAACAGCGCCAGAAGGTGTAGCCAAAGACGGTACTAGACTTCGTTTACATGCAACTACACTATCAGCGTCTTCAGGAAATATTACATACAGTCCTACAGTGGGCGTAGAGTTCCAGACTATTTTAGTTGATAAAGCAGGCGGTTCAGAAAATCAAGCAGTTGTAAGCGACCTAGCAGTAGGACAAACTATTACTGGTCCTAGCGTGTCAATTAGCGTAGTTAGACAGGATAAATTATTTGTTATGGGCGGTGGTTTAACACCTACTCCAGGACAATGGGGATTTGAGAGCGATATCAATGCACCTTATTAAGCACAGACTTCAAATAAGCAGGCAGCGATAAATAACATATATTAGGGGTTATAAGAATGGCGTACACAATAAACCGATGGGACGGAACAGCGATTGCAGTAATCGAAGACGGTACCGTCAATCAAAGTTTAGACATTAAGTTAATCGGTAAAAATTATGCCGGCTACGGTGAAATTCAGAACGAAAACACAGTATTCATGTTGGAGAATTTCGCAAGCGGAACAAGTCCAGCAAACGCAGTACGTGGACAGTTATGGTACGATAGCGGTAATAAAAAGTTAAAGATTTATACAGGCGATATAGTCGGTGCTGTAAAGCAATGGAAGCAAATTGGCGGAGCAGAATACGGCAGCACAGAACCAAGTTATCCTAACAACGGTGATTTTTGGTTTGATGTAAATCGAGATCAACTTAAAGTAAGAAACGGAGATAGTTGGCTAGCAATCGGACCTCAAAGTGCTGGTGCTGGCGTAACGCAAATGGTTTCTAAGCAAGTTCGTGGATTCCCTGTAGGCAGTACAACTCCTCAAACTTATTCTATCATTATTGCTAATATTAATGATATTCCTGTTTATATTACTTCTAGAGAAGAATTTACACTAGATACTAGCGACCCTGATTCTATTATTGTTGGTTTTAATCTAATTAAGAAAGGTTTAACACTACAAGAAGTAGACGATACAACCGGTGTCAGCGGAACTCCAACATACTTATATTGGGGTACATCTAGTAACGCATTACGACTAGGCGGATTCCTAGCATCAGATTATGTACGTTCAGGTAGTTCAAACTTTACAGCCACAGTTCGTTTTAGCGATTTAGGCTATACCGTAGGCGACAGTAACGACCTGGCAGTATTCATTGAAACAGGTACAGAGCCAGTAATTCAAAATACTACAGGTCCCAGAGTTTATTTTAGAGTTAGAGACGGTTCAGATGTTAAGAACCCATTAACAATTAATGCAACTAAACTTGAACCAGGTGTTGATAACACATTTAGTATCGGTACTAGTCTTAAAAAATGGAAAGAAGTTTATGCTACAAACTTCTACGGTATTGCAGATAATGCAAATGCACTTCAAGTAGAAGCAGGAGTTTATCGTGTAGCCAGCACAAGTGCAGGTGTTAATACTATTGCCGCTCGCGACAGCAGTGGTAATTTAACAGCAAATACATTTAATGGTAACGCTACTAGTGCTACTAAATTAGCAACTATTAGAACTATTAACGGTGTAAACTTTGATGGTACTACAAATATTATTATCGAAGACGATACAAAAGTTAGAATAGACGGTAGTACAATGACTGGCTATTTGACTTTAAATGGCGATCCAACATCATTAAATCATGCCGCTACAAAAAACTATGTTGATGCACAGTTTGGTGTAGGCGGTGTATTAAGTATTGCAAGAGGTGGTTCTGGTGCAAGCACAGCCGCTAATGCTAGATCTAACTTAGACGTTCCAACACGCACAGGTGGAGACGCCAGTGGTACATGGAACATTAACATTTCTGGATCAGCCGCACAATTAAACGGATATGCAAGTTCAACATCTGCGACAGGCGATACTATTGCTAGACGAGATAGTAGTGGTAATTTAACTGCTAACGTGTTTAGCGGTACTGCTACTTCAGCACGTTACGCTGACTTGGCAGAAAAGTATATTCCAGATAACAATTACGAAGTTGGAACAGTTGTAATGGTAGGCGGCGAAAAAGAAGTCACTGCGTGTACATTTGGCTCACGTGCAATCGGCGCAATATCTGGTAACCCTGCTTATATGATGAACAGCGGCTTAGAAGGCGGCGTATATGTTGCACTAAAAGGTCGTGTTCCAGTTAAAGTAACTGGCCGTGTTAAGAAAGGTGATCGCATGATTGCTAGTGAAGGCGGTGTTGCTATAGCAGGTCAATTCCACTCAAACGCAGATGTATTTGCCATTGCGTTAGAATCAAACGATAATATAGATATTAAAATAGTGGAGTGTTTAATTCTTTAAACAGCCATATCTGCTTTAATAGCAGGATCTGGATTATAGTTTTCCAACATAAAATCGTCGACTACATAGTCGGCGATTTTTTTTCCTACTGTAATAAACAATGTTGGTAATTGCTTTGGGGTGCGGGCTAGTTGTTCATTGACTGCGTCAATATGATTATTGTAGATGTGACAGTCTCCCCCAGTCCATACAAAATCGCCTACTTTTAAATTACACTCTCTAGCAATAATATGTGTAAGTAAACTGTAACTGGCAATGTTAAATGGTACACCTAAGAACATATCGCAACTACGTTGATATAGTTGACAACTTAGATACCCGTCAGTAACATTAAATTGACTTAATATATGACATGGCGGTAATGCCATTTGATCGAGCTCTCCGGGATTCCATGCAGTCATAATATGTCTACGACTACCTGGATCTTTCTTAATCCCTTCGATTAAATTCTCAAGTTGATCGATGTCGGAGTTTAGAAAAGGTCGTTGCCAATGACGCCATTGTACTCCGTAAACCCGACCTAGATCGCCTTCGAACTTTGCTTTTGGTTTCCAGTAATCTGCTTCTGCATTAGCAGTCCAAATAGTATTTTTACTGGAGTCTCTTGTGCCATGTAGGATTTCTGCAAGACGGCGTTCGTCGCCGCTACCTTCTAAAAACCAAAGAAGTTCCGAAACTACTGCTCGCCAAGCGAGCTTCTTAGTAGTAACTGCGGGAAAACCTTCTTGCAGATTAAAACGCATTTGATAACCAAACACGCTACGAGTACCTACACCCGTCCTATCAGTCTTGTTCTTTCCGTTTTCTAGTATTTGTTTTAGTGCTTCGTGATATTGTTTCATTGTGATATTCTTCTACTATACAGGTTCCTAAGTTAACAGTTTGATGTAATTTCATACCATCTAAGAACTCTGTTAAATCTATACTAGTATCGTTTAAGTATTCGCCTTGTATTCTAGTTAAGTAAACTTTATCTAAAACTGGTTTGCTTTGTAATAGTAAATTTGGTCCACCGATTACAAATATGTTTTTGCGTCTATTTGTCTGTTTTAAACTTTTTAATGCTTCGCAGGCATCGCCGCGAATTTGTTCTATATCTTCACGTTCTAAAAACTTGTTAGTAAAAAGAACATTTAATCGTCCAGGTAATGGGCTAGGCATATCGGGACTTTCCCAAGTCTTACGACCCATAACAACGACTTGATTTTGTGTAACGGATTTAAACCATTTCATATCGTCCTTGTTACTAGGCCACGGTAACGACCCTTTCCACCCCATACCACCTATATCATCTACTGCAAATAAAGCCGCTATCATAATTTATTTTTTTGGTTTTTTAAGAAAACTCTTTGTTTGTTTCATTACATCTTTCTTCACACGCTCAACGTCTAACCTGAAGTCTATATGTTCAATAGAATCCTCATAGGTTGTGATTAGTTCAGAAAGATGTGCTTCAAGATCGTCTATGCTGTTTTTTCTAGCGTGATCGTCGATGTTAATATCCCATACCTTCCCATCTTTGAAGATGATTCTCATCGAATACAAATATGGGATAGGTATTGCTTTTACATCTACATCGCTAAAAACCTCTGGCCATTGATCTACAACATCTTTTGGCAGAGATTTTTTCTTCACGCTTCAGCAGTAGCCTTCTTCTTAGTCGGTACCAGTGCTTCTGCTTGACGACGAAGTTCAGCGGCTTCTTTGCTCAAACGATCTGCTTGGCTTCGATAAGACTTTGCTAGGTCCTCGTCAGATAAAGGTTGCTCATTAATTTTTGCAACTTGGCTTTCGGCTACAACATCTGTCTTAGTAGTTTCTGTAATGTCTTTTACAGTAGCAACTTCAGTGGCTTGGGATCCATTGCCCAGTGCTAAGTCATTAACACTAATGCCTCTTTGCTCTGCAATGATTTGATTAAGTTGATCTAAACTAATAGTCGACTGCATCGTTGGAATCATTTCAATTTCAGATGTTTTAACTTTAAGCAATTTGCTATTAAAATGCAAATTGGCAAGCATGATACTACCGTCTGGGAAATTTGTACGAGCCATTGCTTCTGCAAATTCGTATGCACTTTGTCCTGCTGGGCTTTCGACTAATTTAATAAGAGAATCATGTTGATCATCAGATAAACTAGCAGTATCGATAACTAGTGCGGCATCACTTTCACCGGGTAGTGTTCTATAAGCAACGATAACTTTACGTCCGTTTGCTTTAATGCGTCCTACGTGTTTTAAATTAACCATTTTGTTGTTGTCCTTGTTTAGCAACGCCCTCTAAAAATCCATTGAGTTTGTTATAAACTCCGCCCACGGCCGCCATTTCGCCAGGTTTAAATGCACCACGCTGTGCCGCAAGGTCGATGATGCTTCTTAGTAGGTTTAAATCTTGAACATTTAAGTCTACTGATTGTTGCGCTTCTGCTGGCGCAGGTTGTTGTGCTACTTCTTGAGTTTCGGTTTTTTCGGTCATAATTATACTCCTTTGTATTATTATATATGCAGTTAATTATTTAGATACTTTAAATGTGAACACGCCAGTAAAAAGAAACTGGCTTCTTTTGGCTCTTCAAAACCAACTTTAATTTTGGTTTGATATTGATTATTTTCTAACACTAAACACTCGCCAATATAAAATCGGTGTTTAAGATTTTCGTAAATCCAATCCTTAACGGATGCTACAATATTATATTTTAGATCCAAATAGTAGTAATGGAAATAGGGAGGCGGATCCTGCACCTCCCTACAGCCTAACACATTAAGTGGATTTATTTTAGCATTATTTGCCATTATTTCTTATCAGGAAACTCGTAGTATGCGTATGTACCAAATGGCGGAACAATAGTGTCGTTACCGTGAATAATAAAAATTGTATCACAGTAATCTTCATCACCCCAACTGTCCCAAGGATAACCGTCTGTGAACATGATAAACTTCTTAGGGTTAATGTCATGTTCTTTCATGTATTCCCAGTTACAATCAAAGTCAGTGCCGCCACCGCCCATTAATTCATACTCGCCAATTTCTTCAGAAGTATATCCGTTAAAGTCTTGTTCATTATATACCTTAGTGTCAAAGCACCAGATTTTAATGTTGAAGTCTTTAAACTCTTCCATAATGCCTTTAATTTCGCCTAGGAAGTCTGAACCCATAGCATCAGTAATACTACCAGACATATCCAAAGATACACAAATATCGATGCTAGTATCAAAATTACAACCAGGCAAAATTGCGCCAGTCATTTGACCTTTGCGACTTGGACGAGCCCAACTAAAGTCGTTTTTAATTGTGCTCTGGATTTGCTGACGTAACAGTTCACGCCAGTTCATCTTTGGTTCAGTCATTTCCTTAATCATACGAGCAATATCACCAGGCACATTACCTGCGCCTGCGGCCTGTGCGGCTTGAATCATTGCTTCTTTGATTTCGTCGCGAATCTTTTTCAATTCTTCTTTACTATATTTTGGACCTTTGCCGTCGCCGTCTTTATCCGGATCCAAATGTTCGTCCAACAGTTCGCCAAGTGCGGCTAATTGTTCATCGTCGTATTTGCTATAGATTTCGTCATACACTTGTTCCGCACTCCAACCGTCATACTTGCGGTCATAGAAAAATTTAACTGGAGGATCGTCTCCGATACGTTCGCGTTTTAGCAAACCGTTTACGCAATAGTCAGCGGCAATATTCCAAACTTTCTTATCGCGACTTTCTACACGCATCATATGGTCATAAACACAATGCAAAATTTCGTGTGCTACAACGAATTCAACTTGTCTAGGAGTCATCTTTTCGAAGAACTCTCTGTTAAAGTAAAAATTACGGAAGTCTGTTGCGGCAGTGGGCAACCAATCGCTTGCATCGACAAGTTTCATGCGAGTAGCCATATTGCCAAAAAATGGATGACGTAATAGCAAACCAACTCGTGCTACAACAATCTTGTCGATAATTGGATCTAGTGAATGTGACATTTATGCTCCGTTTCTTTACTGTATGTTTATATTATACAGTCACTTCTATACTTTGTCAAGGTTAGAGGTGCATCTCTGCACCTCTATTTTGGTTATCGCTTGTCCTGAGCGGCCGCGATGTACTTACCAAACTTTTCGTGGAACTCATCGAAACACTCGATTTCGTCTGGATCTAACGGAAGTTGATATTGGGTAAGTGCAAGTTTGGTGCCCATAACAACCAATTCAGTTTCAAAATTATCCATCATAAAACGGAAGAAGTTATTAACCTTCTCGTCAAATTTCTTGTCTTGCTTTTCGGTTGCATCTTTCAACTCGTAGCACATAGACACAGTCAAAGAATACATAGCAGAAATTTCAATTTTGGAATCTAATTTCTTAACTTTACCGGCCAAAATATCTTCTGGCTTAGGCAGTTTGCTAGACACTTTTCGGTGTGCCATAAACTTAAGAGCAAGACCTTCACCCACTGCACCGGAAATCAAATCCATCAGCGTTTCATCGTTTGTGTCATCTTCCTCTAAAAGCTCAGAAACGAAACTCCAAGAACGGGGTGTTGCAAATGCACGGCTTGAAGACTTAGGATCGAAGTCGTACAAGTCTTTCTTGGCAAAAGTAACGTAGCCGACAACATCTTTGTGTACACGGTTGTTAGTAGCCCACAAAGACCAGTCATCAAAGTCTACACGCATTTCCAAGTGAACGAAACGATTAGCCAACGGTGCTGGCATACGATATGTAACACCTTTGTCTGCTTCGCGGTTACCAGCCGCAACAATCAAAACGTTATCTGGCAGTTTGTACTGTCCCACACGACGGTTCAAAATAAGTTGATAAGCGGCGGCTTGTACGCTAGGAGCCGCAGAGTTCATTTCGTCCAAGAACAAAATTACATTAGGGAATTTAGATGCAAGTTCTTCGGTGGGTAGTTCGCTTGGGCTACCCCAAACCATAGTGCCTGAATTGGTATCAAAATATGGAATACCTTTGATATCTGTAGGTTCCCAAAGGCTTAGGCGAATGTCAATGACATGGGCACCCATCTCTGCACCAATTTGGTGAATAATATCGGATTTACCAATGCCCGGAGGACCCCAAAGGAACAACGGACGCTGTTTCTTAAATGCCTTACGAATAGCGTTCTTTGCACCGTTCGGGCTAACTTGACGATTGACTACTTCTGCTTTTGCCATTACATGCTCCTGTGTTAAAAATGATTGCAATTAATTTCGCAGTATCATTAGTATAACGCCACTCCGCAGGAATGTCAACGTGATTTTTAAAAAGTTTTGTGGGTTTTTGGTAATTCGCGCTTCATAGCCTTAATCAAACCATATTTTCGAACATCGCCCGAAAATAAGTGTAGTTCTATGGCTTTACGCTCGCTCAAAACTGTAATTGAGTCTTCTGTAAGATGATATGGACAGTCCAAAAATTTGTCCAAATATAATAGTACCTGTGGTTTTAAATCCAAATCAGGTGGAAACGGAACTTCGTAAACTTTGATATCCAAAACTTCAGTTATGTAACGCAGGCCTTCGTCTGTTAGTCTGAGACTTTCACGCTCTTTGGCTCTGTTGTTTTTCCACCACAATCTTGTTTTAATTTTAAGATTTTCTTCGCTCAAAGCCTCTCCAGATTCTTTAATAAAAATCTTAGTATAGGCCTGCTTGGTGTTCATTTAAGTTCTTCGCCAGTGGTTAGTTTGTAAACAGCAAAGTCGGTTGAATTGAAAAGTGTATTAAGTTTCTTTGCCAAATTGTGTGCATGGCCAGGATTGCTAAAACTAACTTTTTTATATTTGCTTCCTGGATAACCGCTAAGACTATTTTGACTTTTTAAGTTAAAAGGTTTACCCTGATAGAATACCGCCCAAATTGCCTCGGCTTCTAAAATTTGGTCACTTTTAAATGTCTTCTTGTTAATTTTTTCCAATACAACTGTTGGCTTTGGGCGACTCATATATACGTTCCTCAATAATATACGTATATATTTATCCAAAAATTACATCTTTTGGTCCCAACTTCCTCCGTCCATTTCGACCTTAACTACAGTATCGTCCTTGCGAGATTCTTGTATTAGACCTTCATAGTTACCTGCTAGTCTAGTCATAACCATACCTAATGTATAGGCAAGATTTTTAGCAGTAGCCATGTCGAATCTAACTTCTCTTTGATTGCCTAAATCGGCACCCTTAATGGTTTGAAGCACCTGTTGTATTACCGCGGTATTGATTTTATTTTCTTGCATTTGATAACCTGTGTTTCATTTCTATTTCTGTTTTAAACGGTCCTTCATACGGATAACGTTCGATAGTAATTAGTTTAGGACAGAAACTACGCACCCAACCTTTATCAAATTTAATAATATAATATCCGGCGCAGTAAACACTTTTAGATTTATTACTCTTTGTAAACAACGGTAAATGACGTTTAACATCGAATAACGGATTGTATGGAAGTGTGCTAGTTGGATAACCGTGTACTTCTAAATCTTCTTCGGACTTAACTTTCTTTTCTAAAGTTTTCTTTATAAAAAATTCAGGACCAAATCGTTCTACAATTTTCTTTTTTGTATCGAATGTAGTAATAGCATTTTTAGAACTAAAGATATATTTCTTTTGTTCGGTGATTTTTAATACACCTACTTTATTGCCATTTTCTTCTACTATCCAAAACTTACCATCGACTACGGGTTTGGCGTGTATCTCTGTCATATTAGGACTCCAACAATTTTCTGTTTTGTTTTCACAAGTATCTTCGTACTGGCAAATTTTCATTTATGATATCTCGCATTGAGTGGTTCGGCATACTGCTGTGCTTGATCTGAAATCTTTTTAAGATCATATAATTGACAAAACTTAAGAAGACGTATACCGACCTGGCTTACATTCTTTTCTTTGTCGATATTATCTTTAATGGTACCGAAGATTTTTTCTTTAATATCGCTAGGTTGTGCCGCTAAATCTATTAACTGTCTATTACGTTCGTAGTCATCTTTAACACGATGTTCGACTCCGTTATGGTCTACCCAACGTTGCAACATGAGATTGTTCCAAGCGAATCCCTGTGCTTCTCTGTCTTTAAATGCTTCTTGTAGTTTGTTTACACGCACCTTAGGATATGCACTAAACACGTTATCGCTACTATCTCCACGAATACATTTTTCAAACAATAACCACTTTGGATCAGGAATTGCCTTAGGTTCTTTAGTTTTGTTATCTATAACAAGTTTACCTTTCTTGTCAAAGATACCTTCGTGTGTAATATGATGTTCTTGAACACCGTTATACTGACTCACGTTGGGCGCAATTAACTGTACAAAATCGCTGTCTGTTGAGATAATCACGTGCTTGTCTTCTGGATGACTCTGAATCCACCCAGCAATTAAGTCATCTGCTTCTAGTTCGCCGTGCTGTAGTACAGTACAGTTAGTTTTTTCAATAATAAATTCTTTGAACTTATCAAAACTTTCCCAGAATAGTTGATCCTCTTCTTGTTCTTTGACAGTTAATGCCGCACGAGCATCGCTACGATTGCGTTTGTACGGTTCGTAGTAATCTTTGCGCCATGAGCGACCTTCGAGGCAGAATACTACATGGCTACCGCCAAAGTCTTGCCAGGCCTTTTTGATACTGTTTAAAGTGATGTGAAACGCCATGCCAAGTTTAATGTCAGCATCGCCCTTAATTACGTGTCTAGCACGAAAGAATGTGTTAGCAGTATCTACTAAAATATATGTCATGAAACCTCAGACTTGCCTTCGGCAATCTTTTTAACATTAATAAATCCAGCACCTCTATCTGACATATCGATGCCCTCTTCGCTGGCTACATTTTTGCATAGTTCTCTAAACCAACGATCCACAATTTCTTCATCAGGATCGCCATCAAATCCATAACCCGCTTGTTTTAATTGTACTACAAATTCATCGTTCCAGTCAATCTCGAAGAAACCATTCTTTAAGTTATCTTTATTGACATGTGTCTCCAAAACAGCGACCCAAGGTTCTCCTTTGGCTGTAGCACGGTCTTTTGGAGTCATTTTAGCCAATTCTTCTTCGCGTTTGGCTACTGCTTCTTTGGCTGTTGCTTCTTCAGCACG